TGCGGCACTGGTTCTTTCGACAGTACCGTTGTTTCCTGTCTGTGGAGGCAACACGACCTTTGGGAATCTGATCGTGTATGGTGGAACGCCGGCGGCCAGCAGCAAGGCGCTGGGCACGCCGAACGGATCGTTCACTCTGCCACAGCTCTCAAGTAGTTCTTACGAAGCGCTGTTTGGAGGATTTGTTTTCATCCCCGGTGTGGATGGAACATACTCGGGTGCTGGCGCTGCGTGCGGTGTGCCGATCGGCTCGCTGGTGGGTGCTGGTGCCGGTGGTGTGAGCGCTAACCCGGTGGCAGGCAATGGCGGGCCCGGTGCCGGGGGCGGGGCCCCTGCGGCCACGAACGTCTCTTCCCCCGCGCCATGCGGGGGCAATGGCGGCAGTGGCCTGCTGTATCTCCTGTATTAAGAAGGGCGCATGCAATACATCAAACAAGGCACCAACACCTTTCAGGTGATCAACGGCCAGCAAGTGTTGATCGATGCGAGCGACAACTACGATGTCAACGCCGATGGCAGCATTGTTCCGAAACAGCATGTGTGGCTATCGAAGCTCCAGTTCCGCAACCTGTTCAGCATGGATGAACTGGTGGCGCTCGATAACTTCGCCTCAAGCACCACGCTGACCTCTGATCAGAAAGCGTATCTGACGACGCTCATGAAGAACGTCGATGCCGCCGAGACGATCGACCTCTGCTATCCGATGACGCAGCAGGGGTTGGCCTACATCGAGTCCGCGGGTTTAATCGCCGCAGGGCGAGCAGCCCAGATCCTCGCCACTACGGTCTAACGCTTCGTCCAGACAGTTTCTTTCGGCCGGCCCGAACCGGCGTAAATCACTCAAAGGAGAGAATTTCTTATGCCAGGAAATCAGTTCCTGCACGGTGCTGAAGTCATTCAGATTGACACCGGTTCGCAGCCGATCACGACTCCGTCCTCGGCTGTTATTGGCCTGATCGGATCCGCACCGTTCGGGCCGCTCAACATCCCGACGCTGATCAGCGGGAGCCTGCAGCTCGCCGCCCAGACGTTCGGTCCGGCAGGCTACGGCTTCACGATCCCCGACGCGCTGGCTGCGATCTTCGCGCAGTGCGGCGCCCAGGTGGTCGTCGTCAACGTGGCAGACCCGAGCGATAACACGCTGCAAACCAACGTTGCTGCCGCTCCACAGACGTTCAGCTCCCTGGGCCAGATCCAGCTTCCGCATGTCTCGGTGTCTGCTCTCGCGCTTACCGGCCCGGTGATGGCGCCCATGACGTTCCAGGGCACTGCACTGCCGTTGCCCGCGGGCGCCAGCGCGCCGGTCGTGAAGTCCGCTGACGGCACGAAGACTTACGCGCTGACCACGGACTACACCTTCGCCGGCGGCACGATCACGCAGGTGGGCGGCGGCAGCATGATCGCGAACCAGGCTGTGATCGTGACCTACACGATGGCCGGCATCGCGGCCGGCACGGACTACAGCGTTAACGCGAACAACGGTCTCATCACGCTCATCAGCGGCGGCAAGATCGCGGCCAGTGCCACGCTCAACGTGGCATACAGCTTCCTCGACCCGACCAAGGTGACGCAGGCTGCGGCCGCAGGCGGCACGAACGTCGCCACGGGCGCATACACCGGCGCGCAGGCGTTGCTGGCCGCGGCGAGCGTTGCCGGCGTCACCCCGCGCATCCTGTGCGCTCCGGGCTTCACCGGCGTCAAGACCGGCACGACCGCTAACGCGGTCATCGCTGCGCTGGATGCAGTGGCGGGCAAGCTGCGCGCCATCCAAGTGGCCGATGGGCCCAGCGCCGCCAACGGCCCGCTCACGACCGACGCGGCGGCAATCAGCTTCCGCAACGACTGGGGTTCGAAGCGCATCTTCCTGGTCGACCCGGGCGTGATCCGCTTGAACCCGGTCACCGACGTCAACGACACGCAGCCAGCTTCTGGCTATGTCGCTGGCCTCATCGCGAACCAGGACGCCGCCAATGGTTTCTGGTTCAGCCCTTCGAACCAGGTCCTGAACGGCGTGCTCGGCACCAATCGTCCTGTGGACTTCGCCATGGGCGACTACTCCAGCCGGGCGAATCTGCTCAACCAGAACGACATCGCGACGGTCATCTACCAGCAGGGCTACCGGCTGTGGGGCAACCGGACGTGCTCTGCAGACCCGCAGTGGACGTTCCTGTCCGTCGTCCGCACCGCCGACATGATCAACGACGCCATTCTCCAGAGCTTCCTCTGGGCTGTGGACCGCAACATCACCAAGACCTTCCTCACGGACGTCGTCGACGGCGTCAACTCCTACCTGCGCAGCTTGCAGGCCGAGGGCGCCATCATTGACGGCAAGGCCTGGGCCGATCCGGAGCTGAACACCCCGGCGACGATCGCCAACGGCCAGATCTACATCGACTTCGATTTCGCTCCGCCGTATCCGGCTGAGCACATCACATTCCAGTCGATGATCAACGACAACTACCTCACGGAGGTGACTGCGTAATGCCGTACCCGCAACGTCTACAGAACTTTTCGGTCTTTGCCGATGGCAAGGGCTATGTGGGACTGGCGCCCGAACTCAACCTGCCAAAGGTGACTTCGAAGACGGAAGAGTACCGCGCCGGCGGGATGGACACACCGGTCGAGGTCATCACCGGCACGGAGAAGCTGGAGTGCTCCTTCACGCTGGCGGAATACAACGCCGCGGTGATGGCACTGTGGGGCATCACCACGAGCGCGGAAACCCAGTTCAGCTTCCGCGGCGCGGTGCAACGCCAGGGCGAGGACGCGCAAGCGATCGTCGCCACGATCGGCGGCCGGATCAAAGAGCTCGATCCCGGCACGTGGAAGGCGGGCGATCAGGCCACGCTCAAGTCGTCCATCGCTGTGACTTATTACAAGCTCAACATCAACGGCGTGGACGTGATCGAGATCGACGTCGTCAACATGAAGCGCATCATCAAGGGCGTCGACCAGCTCGCCAGCCAGCGCGCGGCGCTGGGCATCTAAGCCCTTTCTGTCTTCTTGGAGATGGGGCGGTCTTGCGAGCCGCCCCTTTTTTAGCAGGATTCCATGCAGCAAACTGAAACCACAATCAAACTTGAATTTCCGATCACGTCCGGCGCCCAGCTCATTCAGCAGATCACCTTGCGCCGGCCGAAGGTCAAAGACACACTGGCCGCCCAGAAAGTGGCGGGCAGCACTGCTGAGCAGGAGGTCCGGCTGGTGGCGAACCTCGCGGGTCTCACGCCGGCAGAGATTGAAGAGCTTGACGCCGCCGATTATGCGCGCGTGCAGGCGGTACTCGAACGTTTTTTCTCCCCGACGCCGCGGAACTCCGCCAAAGCGTAGTCTTCCTCGCAAACGTAACGGGCTGGTCCCTGTCTGAAATCCTCGAGCTGTCGATCGAGGATTTCCGTGACTGGTCTGAATCCGCGGAGTCTGTTTACAAGTCGCTCATTCCTCAAAGCTGATGCCTACTCCCAACGCCAGTGTCGTTGTCAAAATCGGTGCGCTGATGGACTCGACCGTCGGCGCCGTCTTCGGCAAGACCACGTCTGGTCTCAAGAAGATCGGCGACACGATGAAGGACCTGGCGTCGCGCTCGCAGGAGATGAAGCGGCTGGACGCTGCGAGCGTGCGCCTGGGTGAGTCCGTGGAAGCCCTCACCGGGCGCTATGAGAAGCAGAGCGGGACGCTCGCCAAGGCTGAGGCGCGCTTCGCTGCGATCAAGGAGAAGATTACTGCAGCCGGCGGCGCCGACGAGAAACTGGCCACTCAGCTTACGCGTGCAGACGAAGCGGTCACGCGCGCCCGACTGAGCCTGGACCGCACGAATGTCAGCCTGGCCAAAGCCAAGACGGACTACACTGGTGCCTCCGCAGCAGCGGAAACGTTCCGTGCTGCCAATCAGCATGTGGAGTCCTCGCTGAACCAGTTAGGCGCGGCCATGAAGCGCTATGAGAGCGCCAGCGCTGCGCTGCAGGCCAACGAGGCGAAGCGCGCCGAGTACCGGAGCAAAATGCTTGGTGTCCTGGCTGCGGGCTACGCCATCCGGAAGACCGTTGAGAAGGCGGCCGAGGGTGAAGAGGCCGGGCTGAAGCTCAAGTGGTCGCTCGATGGCGGGGACGCTCGCCATCAAATCGGCTCGATCATTGAACAGACGCGCGCCATCGCGGCCAGAACGATGGCGACGGCTCCGGAGCTGTTCAGGATCCAGGCTGTACTGAATCGCGAGAGCCTGTCTGCGGACGAGTCGCGCATCGCATCGGAGACGATCCACAAGGTCGCCTCAGTCACCGGGCAGGACGCCACGGAGACGGCCAAGGCCATCGCGAGCATTTACAACACGGTCGGGCTCCAGATGGTCGGCTCGACGCAGCAGAAGCTCGCGCGCATCGGCGACCTGGCAACAGCCATGCAGCAGCGCTTTGCCATTGATGACATTGGCAGCCTCGGCGCAGGCCTCGCGAAGGCGCTCCCGCAAGCAACGATGGCGCGCGTGAGCTTCGAACAGACCGGCGCCGCGATTGGCGCGCTCACTCGTCACGGCCTCGATGCCGGCGCTGCCGGCCAGCAGATGAGCGCGGTGCTGATCAACATGACTAAGGCTTCGAAGCAGCTCGGCTTCCAGCTTGTTCATGACGCCAAGGGCAACCTGGACTTCGAAGGCACCATCCTCGCCATGCAGGCTCGCTTGAACCGCATGGGTGGCCTCGAGCGGAACCGGGATGCGCTGACCAAAGCGTTCAGCCGACGCGGCGCCGGCGCGGCTTTCTTGCTCATGGAAGCCGCGGCGACCGGTGATCTGACGAAGGCGCAGAACGCACTGGCCAACAGCACGGGCACTGTCGATCAGGAGTACAAGGAGCTGGAAGACAGCGCCAAAGGGATGCTCCTGAGAATCACCAAGGCGTTCAATGAGACGCTGTTGCCGATTGGTAGAGCACTCTTGCCCGGACTGAAGACCGTCCTTGAGCCGATCGGCAAGCTGGCGACGTGGGTCGGCGGTTTCCTGGAAAAGCACAAGACGCTGGCGGCATGGCTGGGCGGGATCACCACGACGGTGATCGCGATGACTGCCGCGGTCTACGCCGGCGGCTACGCATGGGCGTTTCTCCATGGTGGCTGGCTCCGGGCTGGCAAATTGCTGGAATGGCTCAAGCTCAAAATCGTCGCGCACAGGCTTGAAGTGCTCGCGGATGCCGGTGCTGAGGAGACGGCAGCAGTCGCGACGGAGAGTCTGGCAGTTGCGGAGACTACCGGCAGCGCAAGGGCCTCACTGCAACCAGACCGAAATAAGGGAGACATCATGAACGCATCCGTGAATTGCCTTCGACTGATCGAAGGCTCGGAGGGCTGTGAGCTAAAGGCCTATCCGTGCCCGTCCGGAATCCCCACCATCGGCTACGGCCATACCGCCAGCGTCCGGCTGGGCATGACCTGCACGCCGGCGCAGGCCTCGGCCTGGCTCTGTGAGGATGTCCACTACGCGGAGAATCTGGTGCAGGAGCACGTAAAGGTCGCGCTCACTCAGGACCAGTTCGACGCACTGGTCTCCATCCTCTTTAATGTCGGGCCTGGCGCGAAGGGCGAGAAGGACGGGATTATTGTTCTCGCCAATGGCCAGATCTCGACGCTGTTGCGCAAACTCAACGCGGGTGATTACGCCGGCGCGGCCGAGGAATTCCCGAAGTGGTGCCACGGCGCCGGCGGCGCCTCGCTGGGTGGCCTGGCAACGCGCAGGGCGCGCGAACGTGCGCTTTTCCTGGGCGTCCAGGACTACATGCTCGCCGCCTGACGTGGCGCGCACACGGGCCAACGTGGTGCAAGAGAGGCGGTCGCGACGCTCCGGTGTCCGCTGATCCTGCGCTGGCCGCGGCCCACCAAGTTTACTTCCGGAAGACAACATCATGAAAAACTGGCTTCTCAAGCACTGCACCCCGCGTGTGGTGCTGATCATCCCGTGGTTCGTGCTGGGCACGTTGCTGTGCTGGCCGGCCTTCGAACTCGGCCTGCTCCTCCACGGCACTCGCCCGGGCATCACCAGCACAGCCTGGGCACTCGACTGGCTCACGGACTGCCACAAGAACAGCGCGTGCCTGCCATCACAGGTGACCGGGACAGTCGGCGTCATCAGGGCGGCATCGGTCCAGAGCTACCAGGCGTCGCGGCAAATGCAACTCACCGCCGTGGAAGGCCTGTCGTTCCTCAAGGATGTTCATCGCGACACGCACAACGTGCTGTCCGAACTCCGGACATCCATCCATGAGACGGGCCTGCTGGTGCGCGACACGCGCCAGCGGCTGAACACAGCGCTCGACGATGCGGATCTGGCTGTAAAGTCAGGCAATCAGCTCCTCATCACGGCAAACTCGACGCTGCTGCCGCTCAAGAATTCCCTCGACAACATCGACCGCTTGACCAAACTGGCTGCCGACCAACTCGCAGCCGGCTCACCGAAGGTCCAGCAGACCATGACCGATCTGGACCGGGCAGTGGACGACTTCGCCAAGCTGCTCGAGGACAAGAACATTCAGGCCACGATTGCCAACATCGCGGGCACGAGTGGAC